CATGGCTACACGCTATAGATATTATTGAAGAAGCGGTTCTAAATGAAGAATACGATAGGGCTGAAGTTATCTTTTTAGAAATGAAACCCAATAATTTAAGATATGTAGATTACACGGTTTTCCTAGATACACTAGACGAAGCACGATGGAATTACTAAACAAATAAACACCTTATATATATAAGTATGGCAAGAAGAAAATTTGAAGACGAGGTTGTTATCGAAGAAGAAACAACAGTCACAGAAGAAAACGTGGAGGAATCACCCGACCAACACGAACAATTTATTTCAATTTTAGTCGATATGGGTTTGTCGGCAGAACAAGCTGAAGCTGTACATTCAATGGCAATGGACTTAATTGATGCAGGCGGAAGCGAAGAAACCACTACAGAAGTGAAAGAAGAAGTAAAAGTAGAGGCTAGCCGCCAACGCGGTCGCCGATCAGAAGCGCGAGGTACTCGCCGTTCAAAATTTGCTCGTTCAAATCGTCAAGAGATGAGCGAACAAGAAGCAAAAGATTTTAATGAGGCTCGTACTACGAGACGATTAAGACGACAAAATATTGAGTTGCGCAAGCAACTTCGTGAACTAGGAGCGTCACCTGCTGCACCTGGATTACGTAATGCTCCTAATGTACAAGAGGAAAAATTCTCAGCTACAACATCTAAGACTTTAGGTAAGGGAACAGCGCAGGCTTTAGACATGATTAATAACTACGGAAAATAATGAATAACTTTCCTAAACTACAAAACCGTTCTGTAAGTCGCAGATTTGCTAATGACGGCCCTACAGTATCGCCTGCAACATCTTACGCAGGAGTCCATGCAGCCCCTTTTGTTGCACCTGCTCTCAAGCTGGCTTCAACATTAGCTAATGGCTATGTACGTCAAATTGACGGAATCCAAAACAAAGCTGTAATTTCTAGCCTAACTTCAACGGGTACTATTGTTCCAGCAAATTGTGCTTGGGACGACACAGATTCTTTAACATTAGGTGAAAGAGTATTAACTCTCACAGACCTTGCGGTTATGGAGGCTTTATGTCGTAAGACATTACTTCCTACATGGGCAGGAATGACAGGCGCACGTGAAACTATGACAGCAGGTTCACCTGAGTTTGTAAACTTCTCTATGGCTACCGTTGCTGGATATACAGCACAAGGTGTAGAGGTAGGAATTTGGCAGGGTATTGCTACAACTTTACCACAAGGATTTTTATCTAACGATGGAGCATTTGATAACGCAGGCTACCGAGCGTCTATTTTAAACGCTGGCGGTGTAGATGGTGCTGCGGTTACTAACGAACAAGTTGTAAGTGGAACGGGATTTGATGCAGCAGCTTCTGTTATAATTGGAGCTACGGGAGCTTTTCACTTAGCGTATAATAACGCTGTGACAAATTGCCCAGCTATTTTAAACCGTCCTGATATTGCGTTTTATTGTTCACCTAAAACAGCAGGTAACTATATGACAGCTTTAGCTATTTCAGGCGCACACCAAGGTGTAAATATGCAGTCAACAAACCAAGCGTTTGATTCACTACAGTTTTTAGGTATTCCAATTCACGTTTGTCCTGGAATGTTTAACGATGCTCTTGTATTGACTTACGAAGAAAACTTAGTTGTAGGTTCTAACCTAATGACAGATTACACCACAGCTCAGTACATTGACGCGTGGCAGTTTGATGGTTCAGACCAGGTTAAAATCGCAATGCGTTTCGGTTTAGGTATGCAAGTAGGTTTACCTTCTGATGTTGTAGTTGCAGCTTTGACTGGAATCTTTACAGCTTAACCATAATATTCACCTTTTAAATTAAAACAATATGCCGTGTGTAATTGACAGCGGTCGCATCGTCGACTGCAAAGACAGTTTAGGTGGAATAAAGGCTATTTATATAGGCAACTATAAAGATATGGTAACTCAGACAGCTTGGGCTGCCGCTTCAGCAGACACAGTAACAGCTATTGAGTCTCAAACTTTTTTCGAGTTTGAACTACGTCCTGAACTTTCAAGTCTAGTAGTAAACTATATGGCTGACCCTGCAAGCGGAACAACTTTCTTTGAGCAAGTTTTATCGGTAACTTTCCAAAAGTTGGATGCTACAGATATAGCTGACATAAGAGAACTTTGTCAAGGCAGACCTAACATTTGGGTATTAGACAATAACTTAAAGTGTTGGCTGCTTGGTGCAGAATTTGGTTGTAATGTTACGGGTGGTAACTTACAGACAGGTACTACATACGCTGAGATGTCAGGATATACTATGGACTTTACAGCTAGAGAGATTAACCCAATTTGGTTAGCTACAGCAGGAGTTGTTGGCGTGGCTAATTATCCTTTGGATAACGTTACAGACGCTACTGTAACACCTGCCGCTTAGTATCTTTTTAAATATAATAGAAACAGGGGATGGCTTTCGCTGTCCCCTTTTTTTTTAAAACAAGTTTGGTTTATTTATATATAGTATAGTGATACAGATTAATAACACAAATACCCCACAAACGTTAAATCTTAAATTTGACGAAAGCGTAATAGCTTCACCCGAATTAATTAAGAACGGTGACTTTGCGGATATAGACACAACGAACTTAGTTTTAAATCCTGACTTCGCTGAGATAGGTTCTGACCTTGTTACAAACGGAGATTTTAGTGCTGTTCCTTTAACTGGTGGTGAATTAGTTGTTAATGGAAACTTTGCGACTGATACGGATTGGAGCATGAATACAATTTGGGATATAGATGCTGTCAATAATAAAGCAACAGCTACATCTTCAAATTTCACATCTGGAACTTCACTCAATCAAAATGAAATTTTAACAGTTGGTTCATGGTACAAAGTATCGTTTGAAGTCTTAGAAATTTCTTCAGGTTATTTCAAAGTAAGAACGGGAGCTGGTGGTACATGGAGTGAAGACGTTACTTCTGCTGGAACAAATACATATTATCTACAAGCAACAAACAATGAAGATGGACTTTATGGACATTATTTATATATAAGTTGTTCATCTATAACCAATGGTTCAATAAGCAATGTTTCTGTTGTGGAGGTTGTCAACCTTGTAAGCAATCCAAACTTTACGGATACAGGTGCGGACTTACTCACTCAACCGATAGATTTAACTATTGACTTTGATGCAAATAGTGGTGGTGTTATTGTTGATGCGGATACGTTTACAACTGCGGGAGGTAGTTTAGATGGACTTTTGAGTAAAGTATCTTCTTGGAATTTAGATAGTGGAAAGTCTTATAAATTAGTAATTGCGGGAAGCACAACGTCTTCAGGGTTTACAATAGGTGACGGAGTAGGAACTGGTAGCGAATACGGAAGTGATTTTGGTACTCATTACTTTGTTTCACTTGGTACTCGTTTATGGATAAGACAAAACACTTCAGGAACGACAGATTTAACTACGTTCACGATTGAAAAACTCGGTTCGGATTGGAGTGAAAATGGAGATGACCCCGATTCTGTTTCTTTTGGTGAGAACGGTGTGACAATAGTGCAGTCGAGCGATTTAGGGATACAAAATAGAGCATCTCAATCAAGTGTAACGGAAAGCGGCAAATCATATAAAGTGACGTACACAATTTATGACGCTTCTTACACTTTAGGCAATAGTGCTAAGTATTATGATGGTGATAGCTATGTAGATTTACCCGAACAAGGCGCAGGAACACACACGTTTTATTTTACAAGGGAGGGAGAAGATAATAACACATGGTATTTTAACCTTAACACCCCAGTAGATGAAGTCACAGACTTTGTAACTATAAGCAGTCTCTTAGTCCAAGAACTCGGAGAGGGGTGGACGGTTTCAGCAGAAGGAGGCATTTCTTTCAATGCAAGTGGATTAAGTTTAGACAGCAGCAAAATTGATACAAGCGGAGGCGGTCTAGTCTATGGAAGCTGCTCACAAACAGCCACGATTTTTGAACTAGGTAAAAGCTACAAGTTGGTGATTGAAAACTTGGATATTACAAGCGGTTCAATAGAGCTAAAATGGGGGCGTAACTTTAACTCAACACCACAAAGAGAAATACTAACTTCAGCTGATAATGGAACTTATACTGATTATTTTACAGCTGTATCTACTGCTGATAGTTTTACAATAAATAGCGCAGGGGGTACGGTTGCTACTCTTAGAAGTATCACAGTTCAGGAGGTCGGACAAGATTGGACAGTCGGAGATGGTTGGACTGTTGAAGATAATAAAGCGGTATGCGATGGAACGCAAGTGTCTTTCTCAGCTCTACAACAAGAATTTGTCTTTACGAACACGGAGTCCTATAAGATGACTTTTGACATTACATCTAATCAAGAATTTATAAAATTTTGGGTTAATGGTTCTCAACTTATTTTTTCGTCTTCTTTAGACGATGGAAGCAAAGAATATTATTTTACTGCTTCAGTTAGTGGTTCTGCTTATTTTGAAGCAACTTCATCTTTCGAAGGTTCTATCACAAATGTAGTTGTTCAACAACTTGACCCGAATGATTACTGGACTTTTGGAGATGGTTGGGGTATGGGAGAAGATAAAGCGATTTGCATTGCTGATGGTGGTTATAATGTTTTAAATCAAGGTTTTGTATTAGATAGTGGAAGCGATTACAAGGTAACATATACAGCTGATTTAAGTCTTATAACATCAGGTTCGCTAAAACTTAATGCGTTCAGTAATTCGGTAACTGATAGAACAGTTATTGATGGTACAAATACAGCATACTTAACAGCAAATGGAACTTCTTTTCAGGTTAATATGGGCGGAGCTATTGGAACTGCAACAATAACAAACATCTCAGTTTATAACATAGATGGGTTAGTAGATATTGAGTTTATAAATCAATTAACGCTTAAAGCTTTTGACTTCCCTAACATTCCTGTTTTATCTACAAACGGAAGATATTCTTCTTTATCAATAATCCCACCAGTTGAAACTACACCACCTTCTAACGCAACTATGGAAGAAGGTATGTATCTTGTAACTTTTAAATTAGACCAGACTACAATAATATTAGCAACTAGATTAGCTTTTGTTGGCAGTGTCCCTGCTTTTAAAGAAGCTAGTTATGATGCTTATAAAGTAGGTGATGGAACAGCATATAACGTTTACGTAAATGGATAAGAAAAACTTTAGTGTACTAAATTATACTAGCACGGTAACACCCCAATTTAAAGAAAGTCAAAATAAAGAGTGGATAGATATGGGTACGGATAACCTATACCCCCATTACTTAGAAGAACTTTTTTCTAGTAGTAGTATTCATAGTGCTATTATACACGGGGTAGCTCAAATGATTTATGGGGATGGTTTGGACGCAACAAACAAAGACACCAACATAGAGCAATGGTTAAAGGTCAACGATATTTTTAGTGATAAAGACGCTTTAAAAAGATGTGCTTTTGATTTAGAGCTTTACGGGAATTGTTACTTCAATATTATATGGAGTCAAGACCGTTCTACAATTAGTAAAATCCATCATGTTCCTGCTGCAACGGTTAGGTGTGGAGTAGCTGACGATGAAGACCAAGTTCCTATATTTTACCATAAGACTAATTGGGCTAACAACGACAAGCCCCAGGCTATACCAAAATTTAGTACTTCGGATAGAACAGCCGCAAGTCAAATCTTACATATTAAGAACTATAACCCTTTAAGTTTTTACTATGGATTACCTTCTTACATAGGTTCTCAAAACTACATACAAGTCGATGCTGCTTTAGGTGAGTACCATCTAAACTCTATAAACAACGGCTTTTTTCCTTCGACTATTTTGTCGTTTAATGGAGGTGTCCCAACACAAGAAGAACGTGCGGAACTAGAAAGACTTATCTATAATAAATTTGGTTCTGCTAGTAATGCAGGAAAGATTCTAATGACGTTTAACGACTCAGCAGAAGAAGCCCCAACAGTAGAAAGTTTTAATATAAGTGACGCACACCAGGTATATGACTATCTAAGTAAAGAGGTAGTAATAAAAATCCTTTCGGGTCATAGAGTAAGTTCACCTTTGTTATTTGGATTAGGCAATGAAGGTTCGGGGTTTGGTTCTAATGCGGATGAAATGAAAAACGCATACGACTTGTTTTACAATTCAGTTATTTTACCGTTCCAAAGATTAATCTTAGACGGTTTAAGACCTGTCTTTGCAGCGTCTTCTATTACGTTAGACTTGTTTTTTATTCCTTTAAAACCTGCTTCTTTTATTTCAGTAGACAATCTATTTGGAGCAACGGGAGGTGCGGATACGTCTTCTAAAGATGCTTCATACAATGGGGCGCAAATAAATTCAGCTGTAGATGTACTAACTAAAGTTGCAGAAGGAATACTAACGGAAGAACAAGCTAAAGTATTCTTAGTTCAGATGTTACAATTTACTCCTGAAGTAGCAGAGGCTTTATTTAGTGAAGGTATAGATGCTATTGCACAAGTAAAAACCGAAGAAAAAGAAGAAGAAGCGGTAGCTGAAACTATGCTTAGTAAAGCTCCAAGTAAGATAACACAAGAACAAAGTGACGCTTGGATAGAAAAACTATCTAGTTGTAGTTCACCAGCTCCTAAAGGTTATACGTTTTGGAAAAGTGAAGT